ATCAGACAGGCAGGATTATTTCAGCGCATATCATAGAGGAGGTCATGGTGGATAAGGGAAAAGAGATTCTTGCAGTACGAAATGCAGCCAGCAACGAATATGGCGGGATAAACTGTGAGGTGCAGTTTGAAGACGCGGTGAATGAAAAAGGGGAACAGGTATGGCTGCCGTATACTGCAACGGAACACATCGTTCATGAACAACTGATTCCCCTGCGCCACAAATAACGGCGTGGTGTTGCCGTCCTCCGGGTTAATCATCGCAATACGGTCAGCCAGCAGCAGTATGTTGCTCAGGGGCTGGCCATCAGTATCCTCAATCCCCGCTCCAATACCGGCAACATAGGGTATGCCATTTTTTGTTTTCTGTACCTTCAGCATGTAAAGTGCAGCAAGGTCATCATTTGTGTCCTTCTGCACGCGCTGTATCTGCTGTATGGTGGCGCTCTGGTCCTCCAGCGTTTTACTGACCGTCTGTGTGATTTCATTGCGGGTTTCGGTGATGGTGGTCTTCATCTCCGCCATCTCATCCGCAAGCTGGCTGTTGTCTATCAGCTCCCACAGCCCCTGAGCCAGATGCAGTTTTCCTATTTTTTCCCGAAACAGCCCCAGATACCCTTCTGCATCATTGCTGGCCCGTCCACTGGCTTCAACAAAAGCAGATTTCCCCACCAGGTTAACGCTGCGTACATAAAACCAGAAATCCTTCCCGGGCTTAATGTGCGGGCCGGAGACAGTCCACTGACTGCCAGTCCCCAGATAACGGGCAGATTTTTCCACCTGTGCCGTGTTCGTGATGCGTTTTTCTGAGAACCAGAATTCAAACTGTACCGTCGGGTCATACACCGCAAGACGCGGGACCGCTGTTATCTGAAAATACCCCGGCGTCAGTTCAATGGTGGCGGGTTTTGCTGGCGCGTTAATCCGGAAGGTGGTGGTGGCCGGTTCGCCCTGCTGGCCATAACTGTTAATTGCCCTGACTGTCAGGGTGTATTCCCCGAGCGGCAGACCACTGAAACGATGCTCTGTATCCGCAGTGATAGCGGTGGTCACCAGACGGCTGTCTTCTCCGCTTCCGCTGGTCAGTCGCAGACTGAAGCGCACCCCCTTCACCACCCGCGGCGTGTCCCATTTCGCCTGTGCCAGATACTGGCCGTCAGCTGCGCTCACCTCCACCGTCAGGTGCTGCACTGCCGGTGGGATGACGCTGTTCAGGGAGCCTGACTGCGGCTCAAAGCGGGCACCGTTATCCACGATGGCTTCTTTTTCCGGTACGTGCTGCACTGCCGTGATGGCAAAGGTGCCGTCCGTGTTTTCCCGGATGGAGACACAGCGGAACAGGCGACGACGCAGTGACGGCAGGGAGAGTCCCCATACACCGTATGTCTCCACACCATCAGGCAGGGTGCTGACCTGTATCCGGTCCGGCGCGGGGTGTGCAGTGATGGCCACGCTCACCGGCTTACCGCTGCCGTTAATCAGGTTCACCGTGGCGGCACCGGTCTCCGGCAGGGTCACCTCACGGTCCAGTGTCAGGGTGCGGCTGGCGGCATCGATGGACAGGACACGTCCGCCGGTCATGGTCCCGGCATAGTCGTTATCACAGATTTCAATAATGTCACCGGGTGTGTGACGCAGCCCCTGTGACCCGAGCGTGAAATCCACCGTCTGCGTTTCCAGCAGTCCGGTCTTTATCACCCACAGCCCGGCACGGTGGGCCTGACCGCGACTGGTGCAGCCGAACGCATCCATCTTCAGCAGGTTGCGCCCGTAGCGCAGTATGGCTTCCGGGTCTTCCACCAGTTCCGTGGAGGTCTGCCAGCCGTTCTGCGGGTCGGTGTAATTCACCTCCACCGCCGTGTGCCGGTCCTTCAGGGCACTGAAGCTGTAGCGAAACCCCACGCCGTTATCATCCACCACCACATCGCAGTTGGTGTACGGCCACACCACATCCGACAGGCGGTCCTGAACAAACGTCAGCATCTGGCCGTTCCATACCGGCATACAGCGCATCGCCGAGCAGAAATCACTGAGAACATCCCACGCCTTACGCTGTTGTGCCAGGTACGCATTGAAGGTCATCCGCGGCTCGGTGCCCCCGAAGCCATCCGGCACCATCTGGTCGCAGTACTGCCCGATGGCATACAGCGCCCACTTGTCCACATCCGCCGCCCCCAGACGTTTTCCCATGCCGTAGCGCGGGTGAGTCAGCATGTCCCACAGACACCAGGCCGGATTGTTGCTGTATGCCGGTTTCAGACTGCCGTCCCAGATACCACTGTACGTGCGTTTTTCCGGGTCATAGTTTGACGGCACCTGGATGATGCGACCGCGGATATGGTAGTTCACCGTCATCTGCTGACCACCAAACTGCTCCGCATCCACCTGCAGCCCCACAATGGCCGTGTTCGGGTAGCACTGTTTCACATCGATAATTTCAGTGTACGATGACCAGAGCGTTCTGTTCTGCAACTGGTCCGTGGTGCTGTCCGCCGTCTCCCTGACCATCCGGATGTTAAAGGGCCGGGGCGGCAGATTATCCAGAATCACCGAGGCCAGGAACTGTGAGGTGGTCTTGCCGTTAATGGTGACGTCCTTTTCCGTCACCCAGCGACCATTACGCTGTAACTGAATCAGAATCCGGACAGAGGAAGGATTACGGTCGCCCTTTGACGTGGTCTCCACCAGTGACTGCACCCCGAAGGTCACCCGCAGGCGGTCAATGTTCGCGGACGTAATGGTGCGCGTCACCGGTTTTGCCTTCGTCACTTCCACGCCCAGTCCGGTTTCAGCTCCGGAGGACTCAAAGCCTTCAGGTGGTGTCTGCTCCTGCTCCCCGGCGCGCCAGACCGCCGTCACACCGTGTATCACGGGATTACCGTCCGTGCCCGTCAGCGGGGTTTTGTTCACCAGAATACTCTGCAGGCCTTTCACCGGGCCTTCTATCGGTCCCTCACCAATCGCATCAATCACACTCATCATCTGCGTGGATTTGAGATTATCCTTCGCCTCACGAGGCGTGTGTGCCTTACCGCCACCTTTTCCCATACAGCCTTCCCCTGAATAAATTAACCGCCACTTGCCATTCCGTACAGAAGTCGGATATCCTTCGCCCGAAAAGCATGAAACACATTTCTGCCATGCTAAAGAGAAACCCCGGTATCAGCAGATACCGGGGTTTTCTTTCATGCCCACCGATAATCCTGTTGGTTAAAACCGGTAATGGCATAAAAATTCTGAATATCTTCACATTTTCACAAACTGACCGTGGCGCGTATAATTTCTCTGCGTTAATTTTTTTGTCGTGATATAAGAATAATTCCTTACACTTAATCTTCGTAACTCTCCCGCAGTTCCTGTCCGCGATCACTGCGGGATTTTTTTATTCTTTTTACCCCTGCCGCCCGATAACCACGACCTTTCCGCCCCCGCCTTCATCACGGGTGCTGATGTCCTGGGATATACGGCGGGAGCCAACCAGCATTTCACCGGAGATATTCACGCAGGGGAAATATCTTTCCCCCTCCGGCGTGCTTACCACGAAGCCGCACGACTCCGCAGGCGCACACCGCCGGGCATGCGCCAGAATCGCTGATTCAGTCTGTGTCATAAACCGGGATTTACTGCGAAAGTTTATTAATGGAAAGGAAACCGCCAAAATTGCCGACATTCCTGCGCAGTTCACACCCGCGCATGCACTTGCTGCATCTGTCCTTACGGATATCCGTGGTGGGTTTATCGAACTCATCCGCCACAGCCCCGCCCGTGTAACCACACTCATCAGAGCGGTAGGTCCACATACAGGTGTTCGCCAGCATGATACGACCGGGAAACAGCGCCCCGTCCGTCTCGGTCGGTGTGGCCAGCACAAACGAGGCCGTCATGGCTGTCAGCTGCGACATCTGCTCCACCACCCAGCGGTCACTCAACTCCTGCTCCGGGTCCGCCGCCGGATTGCCCGCAACGAAATTCACCGCATCCAGAAAACGGGCATACACCCGGCGGCGGACCACCGTGGCCCCCACCAGACTCTGCAGGTCTTCCGCCATCCCGGTGACCAGACCGAACAGATTGGACACCGTCAGCGACGGTCTGGCACTGCTGCCCTTCCCGCTCATCTCAAAACCGCTGCCGTCAATCGGGTATGCCTGATATTGCCGCCCCTGCCAGGTGACCGGCTCCCCTTTTTCATTCAGCTCATTACAGAAAAAATACCGCTCACCACCCTGCACCGTCAGGTCAATTTCCCAGAGTACCACCCGCGGTGACTGCTCTGATTTAACCGACTCGCTCAGACTTTCTTCGTGAATATCCTGCATCAGTTCACCACCTGCTTAAACTCCGCGCTGAACTCAACGCGCAACATCCCGACCCGCGCAGACCACCCGGCACAGGTCACCTTTATCTGCCGGTATGCATAGGGTGGCTTCCACAAAAATGCCTTCCAGCCACCGTGCTCTGCCAGGAACGCTTCCAGATGCCGGGCCTCCTCCCGGGTCACGGAAAGCGTCACCCTGTATGTTTTCAGGTCAGCATTCAGCCCTGCCGCCATACGCTGTGAGTACCCGTCACCAAAACGCACTTCACGCACCGATGGCTGCGAGTTCACCTCCATATCCGGCTTCACTTTCCAGCGAAAGGTTTTCATCCACCGCTCCCTGATAACATACCGCCATCACGCAACTGCAGCCGGAGTTCATCCTGTGCCCCCTTGCGGGCCATCTCATACACCGCTTTCATCAGCTGCGGCCCTGCCCGCCCGTTGGGGCCGTCGTTCTGAATCACCACGTGATTGTTCTGATTAAAATTAATGCCTTCCGCCCGCCGCATCTGCGCCGGACTTCCGGCACCGCCGACATAACCACCTTCCGCATAGCCCCGCATCAGGCGGTACAGATTGCCGACACCAATCCGGCTGGTCGCCTCCTTCGTGAAGACAAACTCCCCGCGATGAACAATCCCCGCAGGTTCATATTTACCCCCCGTCCCCGTAAATCCCCCGGTCGCGAAATGGAAGTTCGCCGCCGCAGCCTGAATGGCCGTCCCCGTGGAGGCAGACGCACCACCACCGAAAGCACCGCCAATGGCGCTGCCGATACTCCCGACTATCCCCACCATCGCCTGCTTCAGAAAAATCTCTGTCAGCATGGACAGCACAGAACGGGTGAAACCACGCCAGTTCTGTTCGCTGCCGGTCAGCATCGCTGCCATATTCTGTGCAATACCGTCAAAGGTCTGCGTGGCCGCGTTTTTAACCTGCGAAAAACTGTCCGTCGCACTTTCCGCCCACTCGCCCCAGCCGGACTTCATCCCGGCCATCCAGCTTCCACGAAGCTGCTCCTCCGCAGACCAGGTGTTCTTCAGTGCAGATGTGGCCTTCGCCAGCGCAGCCGGATTATCACCGTACACCTCACGAAGGCGCTGCTCTTCCGACTCCCGCTGCGCCTGACGGTCGGTGAGTCCGCGGGCTTTTGCGCTGATTGCCGCCTGCTTCGCGCTCTGCTGCTGTTCAAACCGCGCCGCCTGCTGTGCCAGCTCATTCAGCCGTTTCTGGTGTTCAATCTTGTCGCCCAGCTCAGCCAGCTGGCGTTTGTACTCCAGCGTTTCTTTCTCATGGGCCAGCAGGGATTTTTCCTGCTCAGATACCATGCGGCATTTAGCGGCATTCATCGTACACTCAACGGTTAGCTCTTCATTCGTGGCATTCACCTGAAAGGTCCGGGAGTGTAATTGCGTACATTTACCACTGAACGAACCTTCAACAAGAACACGACCACGCTGCAAAATACGGAACGGAATTGTTCCCTGAAAAGGCTTTACGGTTACCAGTAATTTCTTCATGCATTCTCCGGATAACAAAAATACTAGTTAATACACTGAGTGCGGATATAGTCCTGCGCCCCTTCCAGTTGCTTCTGCATTGTCATCAACCGCTCTCTGAGGGTGAAATAATCCCGTTCAGCGGTGTCTGCCAGTCGGGGGCCGGTTGCATTATCCACGCGGGCGGTGCCGGTGGCTTCACGCACGGAACCTGGACAGGTGGCGTTGATACGCAGGCTGCGGCGACCAGCGGCAACGTCAGCGCGCAGAGTTTCATTTTCAGCTCTCGCATCGGCTAACTCCTTTGTGTATTTTTCATCCAGCGCAACAACATCACGCTGACGCTGCTGCATGTCAGTAATGGTTGTGTTTGCCAGCTCCAGCTCTCTGGCTTTTTTATCGCGCTGCGCTTTGTAGGTGATGGCGTTATCGCGGTAATGATTCAGCCCCAGACTAAGCACACCACAGGCTACCAGCAGGACAATAATCACCACACACAGAACACGGTTCATATCACCACCAACGGATTGCCCAGACCAGAACAGCAATGGCCACAATACGAATGGCAAATGCCATTGCCCGAATAAGTTCAGCACTCATCTTTTTAAAGTTCACGATTTCAGCGCAATGACCAGTTTTGCCAGCCCATACAGTATCGGAGACACAGCGATACCAACCGCCACCCACTTAATAGCAAAAGCCAGCGCTCTGCTGATGTCATCAGTTACTGGCGCTTTCAGTTCAAGGCCGTTTTTCATAGTCAACCTCAACAGAATTCGTTTATACTTTTCCATGTTCTCCCTTGCCTTATCCAAGGTCAGAAACACAAAACCCCGCTTGCAGCCAACAAACGGGGTTTTTACTTTTATTCACTTAGTTTTTGTTAGTTCGCAGGATTTCGTGTTATCCGTCCGTGTGAGCAAACCGCATTTTTCAGCAAAATATTCTGCTTATCTGTCAATTCCCCAGCACGCCAGCGCACTCTCCTGGTCGCGACGGGATACCTGACCGTAACAGTTGTTTGAGCGAATACGGCAGTCTCTGCCACCGTCCTTAATCCACCAGCGAATCGCTTCGCATGCTCCCCTGCGATCACCTGCATTAATTCGTCTGTA